GGTCATGCTCATCGCCGGGACCGGGGCGCGCACCGATGGGACGTTCACGTTCTCGGTCGAGCAGTCCTCGGACGACTCGACATACGCGGCGCTCACCGCCAGCTCGGGCTCGGTGGCCGCGGTGTCGGCCGCGAACACGGTCCGGGAGGCGGGCTACCAGCCGACGAAGCGGTACCTGCAGGTCAAGAGCGTGGCGTCGGCCACGACGTCGGGCGCGCTCCAGTACGCCTTCGTGCTCCTCGTGCCGCCGTTCGGGTCGATCTGATGCGCCTGGCCGTCGAGTGCCGCTCGGAGATCACCGGCGACACCCTCGCCGGCCACGCCGCCGTGTTCGACACCCTGGCCCAGCTGCCCCGCCACTACGAGCAGATGGCCCGTAGCGCCTTCGATGAGGCGCTGGAGCGCGGCGACGACGCCGCCGCGCTCGTCAACCACGACCCGTCCCTCATCCTCGGCCGCCGTTCCGCCGGCACGTTGCGCCTCGACGTCGACCGCCGCGGCCTGGCGTTCGAGGTGGACCTGCCGGACACCAGCTACGCCCGCGACCTGAGGGCTTCTATCACCCGAGGCGATATCGCTGGGATGTCGTTCGGGTTCGTCGCCGGGTCGCACACGTGGGGCCGCGCCCCCGACGGCCGGCAGCTCCGGACCCACACCAGCGTCAAGCGGCTGCTGGACATCTCGCCTGTGACCTATCCCGCCTATGAGGGCACCGACCTCGCGCTCCGGGCGCTGGTCATCCAGCCCGAGCCGAACCGTCACCGTCTGATCCGGGCCAGGGCCCGGCTCCTGGAAGGACTGAACCGATGACCATTGAAGAGCTCGTAGCCGAGATGAAGGCCCTCATGGCCCGCCTTGACGAGCCCGAAGCGGAGCCGCTCACAGACGAGGAAGCAGCCCGCTACGAGGAGCTGGAGAAGCAGCTGGCGGTGTTCCGCCGCTCGGATGAGATCCAGCGCCGCCAGGCCGCCTACGAGACCCCGCAGTTCTCGGTGCGCCGCGGCGCGTCGCCGGAGGGCGGCACCGAGGAGCAGCGGGAGTTCCGGGCCGCGTTCATGTCAGGGAAGCTCATGGACCTCGGCGAGTTCCGCGCCCAGTCCTCGGCCACCACGGCGGGTGGCTATTCGATCCCGGCGTCGTTCCGGACCAAGCTCGTGGAGCGCCAGCTCGCCTTCGGTGGGATCGTCAAGGAGGCCGAGTCGATCACCACCGACGACTGGTCCCCGATGCCGTTCCCGACGGTGGACGACACGGCCAACACGGCCGAGATCGTCGCCGAGAACGCGGCGCCCGCCGCAGCCGGCGCCGACCTGGTCCTCGGTCAGAAGTCCCTCGACGCCTACCGCATCGTGGCGTCCGGCGCGAGCAACACGTGGCTGAAGGTCCCCATCCAGCTCATGGACTCCAGCTATCTGTCGTGGGAGGACTTCGTCGCCCGCAAGCTCGGGGAGCGCCTCGGCCGCAAAGAGGCGGCCCTGGCCGCGTCGGGCACCGGCTCCGGTGAGCCCCAGGGGCTCCTGACCGGCCTGACGTCCTCCGATGAGATCGCCTCGAACGCGGCGGGCCCGACGTACGCCGAGCTCCTCGCCTGCGAAGCGGTCGTGGACGTCGCCTACCGCGACATGGGGAACTGCAAGTGGATCATGAGCGACGGGATCTGGCGGCTGATCCGCGCCATCGTGGACGGCGCCAGCCGGCCGATCATCCTGGAGCAGGCCGTGTCCGGCATCGGCACCGGCGTCCAGCGCATGCTCCTCGGCTACGAAGTCGTGATCGACAACAGCCTGCCCTCCACCTGGGGTGACCAGGCCAAGACCCTCGTGTTCGGCGACATCCGGGAGGCGTTCGTGGTCCGCCGGGTCCGCAACCCGCAGATCGTCTCCGACCCGCTCCAGTTCTTCCTCAACGGCCAGGTCGGGTTCCTCGGAGCCTCCGGGTTCGGGAGCCTGGTCCAGAACCCCAACGCCGCGACCGTGATCTCGGGAGCCAACGTCTAGGTGGCCTGGGCGCCCGACTACTGCACGGCCGCCCAGCTCAAAAGCTGGCTCCGGATCGGCGACACCGCGGACGACGCGCTCCTGGCGTTCGCGGTGACCGCCGCGTCCCGCGACGTCGACCAGTACTGCGGCCGCCAGTTCGGCGTGGTCGGCTCAGCGGAGGCCCGCTATTACACGTGGTCGGGTGACCTCATCGACGGCCGGGCTGCGCTGGCCGTCGATGACCTGCAGACCGTCACCGACCTCGAGGTCCAGCCCCTCGACACCGACGGCGCCGCTCTCGGTGCGCTGCTGGTGTCGGGGGCGGACTTCGACCTGTGGCCCTGGAACGCCGCCGCCAAGGGCCACCCCTGGACACACCTCGTGGCACGCTCCACCGGCACCTGGTCGTGCTACCCCCGCTCGGTCGCCATCGAGGCGAAATGGGGTTGGACCGCCGTCCCCAGCTCGGTGCTCCACGCCACCCTCCTGGAGGCGGCCGAGACCTTCGCCCGCCGCAACGCCCCCTTCGGGATCGCCGGCTCACCCGAGATGGGCTCGGAACTGCGGCTCCTGGCCAAGGTCGACCCTGACGCCGCCCGGCTCCTCGCCCCCTTCAAACGGCACTGGGGCGCGGCGTGAGCCTCGACATCAACGCGGCCATGGACGCCATCGGCACGGCGCTCGGGACGATCGCCGGGCTGCGGGTGTTCGACTTCCCGGCCGACAGCGTGAGCCCGCCGGCTGCGTGCGTGGACCTGGAGAGCATCGACTACGACGCCGCCACCATCCGCAACGCCGACCGGGCCACGTTCAAGATCTTCCTCGTCGTTGGGAGCGTGGTGGACCGCACGGCCAGGGACGCCTTGCACGGCTACCTCAACGGCGCCGGCGCGGGGACCACCTCGATCAAGGCCGCCGTGGACGCCATCGGTGGCGGCAAGGTCCGCGTGATGCGGGCCGACAAGACCCCTGTCACGATCGCCGGCCAGGTCTTCCAGGCCGCGGCGGTGTTCGACGTCGATTACATCGCCTAGGAGGACCCAGTGGCTTACGCGCACGGTAAGGACAGCTACTTCGCAGTCGAGGACTCGGCGGCCACGACGCTGCGGGCCATCGTTGGTATCAAGACGATCACGTTCGGGCAGGAGAACGAGCTGGCCGACATCACGATCATCGGCGACGAGGGCCGCAAGTGGCGGCAGGGGCTCACGAACGGCACCATCCAGATCACCGGCCTGTGGGAGAACACCGCCTCCACCGGCTCCCATGTGGTCCTCCAGTCCCTGGTGGGCATCGAGGTCACCACCGGCTTCGAGTACGGCCCGCAAGGCAACACGTCGACCAACGTGAAGCTGTCCGGCGAGTGTGTCCTGGCGTCGTTCGAGACGAACACCGACGTGGGCGACATGGTGCTGTTCACCGCGACGTTCAACATCCATGGCGACGTGACCCTGGGGACGTTCACATGATCAGCGCCGAGGAGCTCCTCGGCCTGGCCGGCTGCGCTTCGGAGGTCATCGACCTGGGCGATGGGCTCGGGAAGGTCCGGGCGCGGCCCCTCACCTACGCCGAGGGGATCCGTTTCGGCGAGCTCGACTCGCGGGGCAAGGCTGTCCTCACCCTGCAGCTCGGGCTCGTGGAGCCGGCGCTCACCGAGGAGCAGGCGCAGCGCTTCTACGACGAGGCGCCGTTCGGGGCCCTCAACGCGCTCACCACCGAGATCCTCAGGCTGTCCGGGATGCTGGACCCCGGGGCCGCCCAGAAAAGCGTGGGAGCAGAAGCTCCTGCTGGGGGAGGTTGACCCGTTCGTGTTCCGACTCGCCCGCGACCTCCACATGAGCCTCGGTCAGGTCACCGCCCTCCCCCACCAGGAGCTCGTGGCCTGGAAGGCGTTCTACGCCGTGGAGCGCGCCTGGGCCGACCTGTTCGCCCAGGCCCACCGGTGACCTTCGGGAGCCCGATCCGCGTCGAGGGGCTCAGAGAGCTCCAGGCCGCCCTCAAAGCCTTCGATGGGGAATCCCAGAAGGCGCTGCGGGTCGCGCTCAACAACGCCGTCGAAGGCATCGCGTCCGACGCCCGCCGCCGTGTCCCCACCCGCAGCGGGAAGGCGAGGGCCAGCATCCGGGCCACCTCGTCGCAACGGGAAGCCCGGGTCTCCGCAGGCAAGAAGGCAGTCCCCTACTACGGCTGGCTCGACTACGGCGGCAAGACCGGCATCGGCCGCAGCATTGACCGGCCGTTCCGCAAGGCCGGGCGGTACCTGTACCCGGCGTACGAGGACCAGAAAGACGAGATGCTGGCCAAGCTCACCCGTGAGATCGTCGCCGTCGCCGGCCAGGCCGGGCTGAGGGCGGGCTGATGGCGGGCCCCACGATCCAGGTCACCCTCGCTGGGGACGCCACCTCACTGGACCGTGCCCTCGACCGCGCCGGCGCCTCCGCTGTCACCGCGGGAAAGAAATTCGACTCGGCGGGCTCGGACGCCAAACGCTTCGGCAAGAGCATGGATGGCGTCAACGACACCGTCGACAAGTCCGAAGGCAAGTTCATGGGCACCGCCGACCTCCTCGACGGCATCGGGGGCGCCTTCGGCCTCCCCATAGACGGCGCCGTCGGCATGGCCCGCAGCCTGGGCGACATGGCGTCCGGCATGACCTCCGTCGTGATCCCCGCCGTGCAGGGTGTCCTCACCAAGCTCGGGCTCATGACCGCCGCGACCGCCACCCAGACCACCGTCACCGAAGGCGCGGCCGTGGCCCAGACCGGGCTGAACACCGCCTTCAGCCTGTCGCCCATCGGGGCCATCGTGCTCGGCATCGGCGCCCTCATCGCCGTCGGCGTGCTCCTCGTGAAGAACTGGGACACCGTCAAGGCCGCGGCCGGGGCCGTGTGGGGTGTGGTGCAGGACACGTGGGACAAGGTGCTCGGCGTGGTGCGGGCCATCCCCTCGGCGTTGGCGTCGGCCGGCGCCCACATGTGGGACTGGGTCATGGCCGGCCTGAAGGGTGTCCTCAACGTGGGGATCGGGATGCTGGAGAAGTTCGCCAACGCCGCCCTCGACGCCGTCACCGCGCCCGTCGGCATCCTCAACAAGATCCCCGGGGTCAAGTCGATCATCCCCGACGTGCCCAACATCCACATCCCGCGGCTGGCCGCAGGCGGGATCGTGTCGCGCCCGACGCTGGCCATGATCGGCGAGCGTGGCCCCGAAGCCGTGATCCCCCTCGGCCGCGGCGGTGCCGGGGGGCCGATGACCGTGGTCCTCAACGTGGACGGCCGCCGCCTGGCCGACATCGTCGTCGCCAACCTCAACCGGGCCAGCTCCAACGGAGGGGCGGTGCTGCGCTGATGGCAGTCTTCGCCGGGTCCCGCATCCGCGACAACAACGTGTTCGGCACCACCACCGACAACCCACTCACCAACGTCGCCACCACCCTCAACTCAGCGGGGCTCGCGAACCTGAGCGCGGTCTCCAGCAACCATGCGGTGCTGGTGTTGGACCCGTTGCGGGCGGCCGGCGCCCCCGAGATCGTCATCGTCACCGCCCACACCGGCGCCGCCACCAGCGCGACCGTGACCCGCGGCGCCTACGGCAGCTCGGCCCGCCAGCACGCCTCCGGGACCCTCTGGGTGTTGGCCGCGACCGTCGATGACCTCATCCGTATCTGCACCAGCGCCACCCGCCCGGCCGACGTGTACGAGGGTGAGCTGATCTACGAGACCGACACCGACTCGTACAAGGCCCACAACGGCACCGCCTGGGAGCACGGCTGGACCCTGGGCGCCTGGACCTCGTTCACGCCGACCCTCACCCAGTCCGGCGCCGTCACGAAGACAGTGACACGGGCGAAGTACACCAAGGTGGGCCGGCTGGTCACCGTCTCCTACGACCTTGCGTGCACCGGCGCGGGCACGGCCGCCAACCGCATCGACATCGGCGTGCCCCTGACCGCCGCCTACGCCAACGACAACATCATTGGCGCCGGCTACGTCTTCGACCTGTCCGCAAACCTGGTCTACGCCGGGGCCGCCACCCAGGTCACAACCACCACGTTCGCCATCTACCTGGGCTCGGGCGCGGTCGCCAACCGGCTCGGCGTGGCCGGCATGACCGCCGCCCTCGCGGCCGGTGACACCATCACCGCCACCGTCCAGTACGAGGCTGCGGCGTGAGCCTCCACGCCATCGGCGCCCAGATGTACGCCGGGCCGGCCGCCGAGGACGTCGCGGTGTCGGCGGCCGGGATGCCGGGGGTGGCGTTCGAAGTCGCCTGGGACGGCACCAACTACGTGGATGTCTCGGGCGACCTCATCAGCTTCACGGTCGACCGGGGCCGCCAGGTCAACGAGGACAGATACCGCGCCGGGACCCTGGCCGTCACCCTGAAGAACGACCAGCGGCAGTACGACCCCGCCCATTCGGCCGGGCCCTGGTACGGCAACATCAAGCCGATGCGGAAGGTCCGGTTGCGGGCCACCTGGGAAGGCGTCACCTACTCGCTGTTCACCGGGTTCGTGGACCGCTGGCAGCAGCAACCCGACGGGCCCAACTGGAACACCGTCGCGGTCACCGCCACCGACGCCTTCAAAGTCCTCGGCCGCGCCCTCCTGCCCTCCAGCGCCTATGTCGTCGAGGCCCTGGCCGACAGCCCCGCCCACCTCTACCGCCTCAACGAGCCCGAGGGCTCCACCCTCTTCTACGACACGGTCTCCAACCGTGACCTGACCGTCCAGAACGTGTTCACCACCACGGCCAGCATGGTGGCCCGCGAGGCCGGCACCGCCATCCTCACCGGCAGCTCCGACACGGGTGGCATCACCTCCCTGGAACAGCCGGCGCCGGCCACCGCGATCACGGCCGAGGCCATGGTGCGCATCACTACCGTGTCGGGCACCATCACGGGGGAAGTCGCCTACGTCGGCCTGTCCCCCGACGTGAGCACCGGCTGGACCCTTGACGTCAACTACAACGGCGGCCTGTACAACGCCAGGTTCGGGGTCCTGACCACCGCCGGCATCGTCCTGGTGACAGGGACCACGACCCTGTCGAACGGCGCCGAGTACCACGTGGCCGGGACATGGGACGGCGCCACCGCCCGTGTCTACGTCAATGGTGTCGAGGAGGGCTCGGCAGCCATCGGGGGCACCCTGTTCCCCGCCGGGCAGACCACGTTCATGATCGTGGGCGGCGCCGAGCTGGGCGCCATCGTGAACACCGGCCTGGACCAGGCCAAGCTCCAGATGGTCGCTGTCTACCGCACCGCCCTCTCCGCGGCCCGGCTCGCCGCGCACGCCTCGGCGGTCACGACCCCGTGGGACAACGACACCCCCGGCCAGCGCGCCGCCCGGGTCCTCGACGCCATCGCCTGGTCCTCCACCCTGCGAGAGCTCGACACCGGCCAGTCCGCCCTCCAGTCCGCGGAGCTCGACATGAGCGCGCTGGACCATCTGCAGAAGGTCGCCGAGTCCGAGTTCGGCGTGCTCTACACCCGGGCCGATGGGGTGGTGCGGTTGGAGGCCCGCCTGAACCTGGCGAACCAGCAGGACTACGGGTCGTTCACCGACGCCATCGGCTCGGCCCCGGCGATCGTCGCCTACCTCCCCGACTATGGCGACGACCTGATCCGCAACGACGTCACCGTGAGCCGCTCCGAAGGCGTCGCGCAGAACGTCCGCGACACCGCCTCCATCGGCGAGTACCAGACCCTGTCCTATGTCGTGGACGGGCTCTACCACGACAGCGACGCCCTGTCGCTCTACGCCGCCCAGTTCATCC